TGGCGTACCTCCATGCCGCCAAGGTTGGGAAGTGCTTTAAGGATTCGATCATGTATGAGATCGACTCTGCACAGAAAAACCCAGTGGAGTTGTTTCGGCACAACCCGCGCCAGTTCGAGGGTTTCAGTCTCGTCGCCGAATGGAGCGACCATGGCTACTACTGGTTGAAACGGCGGTAACCCCACCCCCCTCTGATGTACCCGATGCCCCGCCCAGTGCGGGGCATCGTCATTCTGGGCATCGATAACCGCAATCTGCGGATTTCCCGCCGGGAAACCCGCCGGATAGCCCGGAAGTGCGCTTCAGTATTCGTGTCGCCGATTAACTTTTGAAAGGACAAAACGGTGACACATCCAACCATTCCCGCGCCCGAGGCGAAATCCGAACGGCGCTTTTTAAGCGAGCTTGAACTCGCCAACCGGTGGGGCCTTTCGCCCAAGACACTCCAGAGATGGCGCGGACTTGGCAGGGGGCCTCTATTCGCAAAGTTCTCCAAAAAAGTCGGGTATCCGATTGATGGCCAGGGCGGCATCCTGGACTGGGAACAACGCATCCTGTACCGCTCGACGTCCGAGCGGGCATTCGCGTGAGGGGGTGGCCATGAGCGATCTCATGATTTCCCCCTCCGACCTGCCCGATCTGTCCGTCAGCCAGATTGCTGGCCTGCCGCATCAGCACCTGCAGGAACTCGACATCTCGCTCAACGAGCTGATGACCTGGGTCAAGCAGGCACGCGAGCGGGTCAATACCGCACTGGAGCAGCGCTACGGCGAGCAAGGACGCGCAGCCCTGGTGGATTCCGGCCGTGACTTCGGCGTGTCGCATCTCTCCGACGGTCCGTTGCGCGTCACCTACGAGTTGCCCAAGCGCGTCTCGTGGGACCAGAAGCGGCTCGCGGAAATCGCCGAACGCATCGTCGCCGCCGGCGAGCGTGTCCAGGACTACATGGACGTCGACCTCTCGGTTTCGGAAACACGATTCAACAACTGGCCACCGGCGCTCAAAGAGCAATTTGCCGCCGCCCGCACCGTCAAACCCGGCAAGGCGTCCTTTCGCCTCGCATTCGTTCAGGAGCCTTCCGAATGACTACCAACCCCATGTTTGAAAAACTCCGTCGCCACCTCGGCGCATATCGCGGTGAAGACCTTCCGGTAGAGATCTGCTACTACGACCGCTACCGCAATCTGGTCGTGAAGCCCTTGCTCGACGCGTCGCTCGACGAGATCGCCTTTGCGGTACAGACGCTGAACGAGGACAGCATGGCGATCAGTTGCCGGCGCAGTGCTCTGGAGTATCTCTACTCGTTTTCCCGCAAGCGCGGCGCGGTCGGCGCTGACCAGATCGGCCAGATCGCCGAGGAGGTGACGAAATGAATCAGATCGTTGCTTTCGATTTTGAGTCAAATGATGTCCGTGTCGTCATGGGCGAGGACGGTGATCCGTGGTTCGTTGCCGCAGACGTCTGCGCAGCGATGACCCTCAGCACCGAGCAGACGCGCCGCTTGGATGACGACGAAAAGGGTCTGCGTACTGTGCAGACCCCTGGCGGCCAGCAGGAAATGGTCACCATCAATGAGTCCGGTCTCTACAGCCTGATCCTCACCAGTCGCAAGGCCGAGGCGAAACGGTTCAAGCGATGGGTGACCCGCGAGGTGCTGCCATCCATCCGCAAGACCGGCTCCTATGCCGCCCCGGGTTCCGTCGCTGCGCTGCCCGCACCTACCCAGGATCGCGTCACCGCCATCCTGCTGATTGGCGAGGCGGTGGCCAAGGTGCCGGGCGTCAAGCATGGCATCGCGATGGCGGCGACGCTGACCTGCATCCACGAAAACACGGGCATCGCAGTCGAAACCATGCGCCGTGCGCTGCCGGCATGCAACGAACCCCTCGCTGCGGTAAATCCTACCAAGCTCGGCGAGCAGATCGGCCTGTCGGCGCGAACCGTCAATCTCCGACTGGCTGCCTTGGGTTTCCAGGAGCGCAACGACCGGGACGAGTGGGAATTGACCGATGCCGGTCGTGCGTGGGGTGATGCCCTGCCGTACTCCCGCAACGGGCATTCTGGTTACCAAATTCTCTGGCGTCCGGAGTTGACCGAACTGCTGAAGGAGGCCGCGTAATGGCACTGCCCATCATCTCGGCCGCAGAGCGGCTCAAGGAACGGCATAGCGCCAAGGTCGGTCTGGTGGGCTTCCCCGGCGTGGGGAAGACCACCCAGCTAAAAACCCTGCCGCCCGAAAAAACCCTGTTCGTCGATCTCGAGGCTGGCGATCTGTCGGTCAAGGACTGGCCCGGCGACACCGTGCGCCCCCGTACCTGGAACGAGTTTCGGGATCTGGTGGTGTTCCTCGCCGGGCCGCTGCCCACCGCCACACCGGAGCAGCCCTTTTCCGATGCGCACTACCGGCATGTCTGCGACAAGTACGGTGACCCGGCACAGTTGGCGAAATACGAGTTCTATTTCGTCGATTCGCTGACCGTGCTGTCGCGCCTGTGCTTCGCGTGGTGCAAGGCGCAGCCGCAGGCGTACTCGGAGAAGAACGGCAAACCGGATACCCGTGGAGCCTATGGACTGCTCGGCCAGGAAATGATCACGGCACTCACCCACTTGCAGCACGTCCGGGACAAGCACGTCATCTACGTCGCGATCCTCGAGGAAAAAACCGACGACTACAACCGGCGCTTCTACCAGTTGCAACTGGAAGGCAGCAAGACCGCGCTGGAGTTGCCGGGCGTCCTCGACGAAGTGGTGACGCTGGCCATCCTCAAAGCTGACGACGGCAGTCCCTACCGGGGCTTCGTCACCCGCGCAGACAACCCCTACGGCTATCCGAGCAAGGACAGAAGTGGCCGCCTCGAAGCCGTCGAGGAGCCGCACCTCGGCAAGCTCATTCAGAAATGCCTCGGCGACTTGCCGCGGGCCTGATAACCCAATTCAAGGAGTACGAAATGAACCAGAACAATTGGCAGGACTTTAACGACGCCGAGGCCCAGCAGGGTGGATTCGACCTGATCCCGAAGGGCGCACTTGTCCGCGTGCGCATAACTATCAAGCCCGGTGGTCACGACGATCCGGCACAAGGCTGGACGGGCGGCTACGCCACAGAGAGTTTTGATACTGGCAGCGTGTACCTGGCCTGCGAATTCGTGGTGCTGGAAGGGCCATTCGCCAAACGCAAGATGTGGTCGAACATCGGGCTCCAGTCCCGCAAAGGCCCGACGTGGGGGCAGATGGGTCGCAGCATGATCCGGGCGATCCTCAACAGCGCCCGCAACATCCACCCGCAGGACAACGGGCCACAAGCTGCTGCCGCCCGGCGCATTCAGGGCTTCAACGAACTCGATGGCATTGAATTCCTGGCGCGGGTCGACGTGGAGAAAGACGCCAAAGGCGAAGACCGCAATGTCGTGAAGCTGGCGGTCGAACCTGATCACAAGGACTACACCGCGTTGATGGGCACGTCTCCTCGTGCTCCCTCTGGCGTTGCGCCGTTGGCTCCGGTCACGTCTAGCGCACCCGCACCACAACGCCCGGCGACGACCGGCAAGCCGTCCTGGGCGCAATGAGCGGGAGGGTGAATGAAATGCTGGGTATGCAAACGACAGGCCCGGGGGTTTGGCCATCTGGATGGCCGCTTCAAGATCGCCAACCCCCGGCGCTATCCCCTCGACTGGGTGTTCTGCAGCCGTCGCTGCCAGGACGCATTCCACAAACTTTACGGCAACTGGGTCGATGCCAAGCAGTACGGCAAGGAGGTCGCAATGATCGATCCATCTGAGATGGAGATTGCATCCATGCGGCAATGCCTCAGGGCATTCGGCGAGGCTGCCGGCGAAATCGGCTTCGAGAAGCCCCTCGGGACTTACTCGGAGAAGGAGGCGCTGCGCGTCATCGATGCCATCGTCACCTGCTACACGGACGCGATGGTCGGTGCACACGAGGCAAGCAAGTTTCCGCCGATGCGAGGTATGAAGGAAACGGTCAGCGATCCGTTCGCCGATCTCGAAGACGACCTGCCGTGGGAGACGAAGCCATGATGGATTTCAACTCCACATCAAGCATCGCGGGGCAACTGACCGCGCTCATTGATGCCGGCATGCAACGGGCAAGGGCTCGACAGGAAGTGCGTCGCTACCTTGGCGCATCGCGGCTGGGGGTTTCTTGTGAGCGCGCGTTGCAATATGAGTTCGCGCAAGCGCCGGTTGACTACGGACGCGAAACGCAGGGTCGGATACTGCGCATCTTCGAGCGAGGACACGTCAACGAGCAGTGCATGGTCGCGTGGTTGCGCGGTGCGGGATTCGATCTACTTACCCACAAGGCCAATGGCGAGCAGTTCGGATTCTCGGTGGCCGATGGTCGGCTCCAAGGGCACATCGACGGCGTATTCGTTGGTGGCCCCGAGGGTTTTGCCTACCCATGCCTGTGGGAAAACAAATGCCTCGGCTCAAAATCGTGGCGCGACCTGGAGAAGAATCGGCTCGCCGTCTCGAAGCCGGTATATGCCGCACAACTGGCGCTCTACCAAGCCTATCTCGAAATGCACGAGCACCCTGCGATCTTCACGGCAGTCAATGCCGACACGATGGATATCTACGCCGAGCTCGTGCCCTTTGATGCAGCGCTGGCCCAACGCATGTCAGATCGGGCGGCCAAAGTTATCACTGCCACCGAGGCTGGCGAATTGCTGCCGCGCTCGTTTGCCGAGCAGACGCACTTTGAGTGCCGGATGTGCGTTTGGCAAGACCGCTGCTGGAGGACTCCACAATGACACATCCCCTTCCCCAACCGCCTGTCGTGGAGCCGATGGTGGACAGCAGGCACGCTTCTCGCGCCCTGAATCTTCCGCTCTACTACTTCACCAAACCCAAGAGCCGCGAAGCCAAGAAGATTCCGTTCTACCGGATCGGGCGAACCATCCGGTTCCGGATGTCCGAGTTGGATACGTGGTCGGCCCAGCACCACAGGCAGCATGAAGCAGAGGGGGCTGAATGATTGACTACAACGATACCCCCGATCCGGTCGAGCGCAACCTGGATGCCGAACGTGAGGAGATTCGCACTGCGCTCATCGCGAATCTGGAGTCCGTACTCTTCACCTTGTTTCCTGCTGGCAAGAAGCGCAAGGGCAAGTTTTACACCGGCGACATCTTGGGGAGCCCCGGCGATAGCCTCGAAATCGTCCTCGATGGCGAGAAGGCTGGACTCTGGACGGATCGCGCCGACGATACCGGCGGCGACATTTTCACCCTGATCGGCACTCACTTCGGTGCAGACACGCATCACGACTTTCCGAGGGTGCTGACGCACTGCGCTGATGTGCTTGGGCGTGCGCCATCGGCACCGATCTGGAAGGGCAAGCGTCAGGTTCTGACCGACGATCTCGGGCCAGCGACCGCCAAGTGGGACTACCACGATGCGGAAGGCAAACTGATCGCCGTGGTCTATCGTTACGACCCGCCCGGTGGCAAGAAGGAGTTCCGGCCGTGGGACGCGAAGCGCCGCAAGATGGCCCCGCCCGAGCCGCGCCCACTCTACAACCAGCCGGCCATGCGGGATGCCGACACCGTGGTGCTGGTTGAAGGCGAAAAGTGTGCGCAGGCACTGATCGATGCAGGAATCTGCGCTACGACGGCGATGCATGGCGCGAACGCACCGGTCGAGAAAACCGACTGGTCGCCGCTGGCCGGCAAGACCGTGCTGATCTGGCCCGACCGCGACAAGCCGGGCTGGGGCTACGCGATGACCGCAGCCGATGCCTTGTTGGTGGCGAGTGCCATCTCGTGCGTGGTGCTGTTGCCGCCGGATGACAAACCTGCAGGATGGGATGTCGCGGACGCGCTGGCCGAAGGATTTGATGTCACCGACTTCATCGCCAACGGGCCACGCATCAGCGTCAAGCCATCTCAAGGTGCCGATCTTCCCGCCCAAACCGAGCATGCCGTATGGGCGACCGATGATGCCTTGGCGCTGGCCTTCACCGGGCGCTATGCCGATGACTGGCGCTATTGCGCGCAGTGGGGCAAGTGGCTGGTGTGGACGGGCAACCGCTGGCAGGCCGATGACACCTTGCTGGTGTCCCATCTCATTCGCCAGGTGTGCCGGGATGCATCGGTCAAGGCCGATTCACATCGACTGGCCGCCAAGCTCGCCGCCAGCAGCACGGTTGGCGGCGTCGAACGACTCACTCGCAGTGACCGCCGACACGCGTCCACCTCCGCTGAGTGGGATGCTGACCCTTGGCTGATCAACACCGCTGGCGGTGTCATGGATCTTCAGACCGGGCGGATGCGGTCGCATGAGCGATCAGACCGGATGACCAAGATCGCCACCGCGACACCGCGAGGGGTGTGTCCTCTGTGGCGAGCCTTCCTGATCGACGTGACGGGTGGGGATGCTGATCTTGCTGCCTATCTGCAACGAGTCGTCGGCTACTGCCTCACCGGCATCACCAGTGAGCACGCCCTGTTCTTCCTGTACGGCACGGGCGCAAACGGCAAGTCGGTATTCGTGAACGTGATCACCACGATCTTGGGTGACTACGCGGCGAACGCGCCGATGGACACGTTTATGGAAACCCGTACCGATCGCCACCCCACCGATCTGGCGGGGCTGCGCGGCGCACGCTTTGTGTCCAGCATAGAAACCGAGCAGGGACGGCGCTGGAACGAGTCGAAGGTCAAGGCCATCACGGGTGGCGACAAGGTCTCGGCACGTTTCATGCGCCAGGACTTCTTCGAATACGTGCCGCAGTTCAAGCTGGTGATCGCCGGTAATCACAAGCCGTCCATCCGCAACGTGGATGAGGCGATGAAGCGAAGGCTCCACCTTATCCCTTTCACGGTGACCATCCCGCCCGAAAAGCGTGACGGGAAGCTGACCGAGAAGCTGCTGAAGGAACGCGACGGCATTCTCGCGTGGGCGGCAGAGGGATGCGGTTTGTGGCGGCAGGTTGGCTTGAGGCCGCCCAAGGTCGTGGTCGACGCGACCGACGAGTATTTCGACGAAGAGGACGCCATCGGCGAATTCATCGACGAGGAATGCCAGCGTCACTCTCAGGCCCGCGTATCCGTGGCGGACACATTTCAGCGCTGGCAGGAATGGGCCAATCGACGCGGGGAATACATCGGCACCAGTCGCTGGCTCATGCAGCAGCTATGCAATCGAGGATTCGAGCGCACGCGCCTGCATGGCGGGGTGAAGGGCATCGCGGGCCTGTCCCTCAAGCCCAAAGACTATGGCGAGCGCCTCCCATACCGGGATGACTGATGGCGACGGGTGACCGAAAGTGACCGTTCTATCGATAACTCCCTTTACGTGCGTACACGCGCACGCGTAAGGAGATAACGATTAGGAGGTCACCTTCGGTCACCACAGAAAATATTCAAGGAGATACGTGACATGACCGAAACAATTCTGGCCCTCGATCTGGGCACACACACCGGGTGGGCTCTGCACCACATGGACGGCACCATCACCAGCGGCACCGAGCACTTCAAGCCACAACGATTCGAAGGCGGCGGCATGCGCTTCCTGCGGTTCAAGCGATGGCTCAACGAACTGCTTTCTGCCAGCGACCACATCAATGCGGTGTTCTTCGAGGAAGTGCGGCGGCACGCGGGCGTCGATGCAGCTCACGCCTACGGCGGCTTCATGGGCCATCTGACCGCATGGTGCGAGCACCACAACATCCCGTACCAGGGCGTGCCGGTCGGCACGATCAAGAAGCACGCGACCGGCAAAGGCAATGCCAGCAAGGACGAAATGATAGCGGCAGTCGTCACGCGAGGCTTTGCCCCTGCCGACGACAACGAAGCCGATGCCCTGGCGCTATTGCACTGGGCTATCGAGACGCAGGAGGTGTGACGTGAAGATCCCGGCAAACACCTACCGCTGCCCCTTGGGTCGCCTGCAACCGCAGACCGCAGACATCGAGACCATCAAGCAGACCGGCTGGCGCGACCAGCACATCCTTGTGGTGTCCGAGCAGGACGATCGGCTGGATTTCGTCGAGCGCGAGTTCGTGCGGCGCATCGGAGAACGCCTGTACGGAGGGAATCGTCATGGCTGAGTGGACGATGGATGCTGTGGCAGCACGATTTTCTGATGCGGCAGAGACGGGACGGCGACTGCCTCGCGTCAGGGTGCAGGGCTACTTCAACGTTTGGCCCGTCTTTGCTCGCGAGGTATGGGAGTCGTATCCCGACGAGGAACCCGTGTATCGGGTCCAACCACCCAACCCGCAGGCGATCGACCGAATGATGGAAACGATGCGGTGGGTGCAATGGCTCGAGGTGGAGCAGCGTCACCTTGTCTGGATGCGTGCCAAGCAATACGAGTGGAAATTCATCTGTCGTCGCTTCGGTTGCGAGCGAACAACGGCGTGGAGACGGTGGCAACGGGCATTGCAGATCGTTGCTGAACGACTCAACAAGCAGGCTCATCGCCCGGTAGTGTTTTGACGTGAATTGGCGGGAATGAGTGTGCAAGAGCTGCAATCAACGGCAATCAGCGGTTTTTGGCCATGCAACATCTACCCCGCATTTTAGGTAGTATGACAGCTATGATCTGGCGAGCGGTGTGGGTGTGAAGCTACACCGCTCTCAGTCAGGAAATTCGACGGGTCCTTCCTGTGCAATAACCCATGCGGGGGGCGCGAGCGCGGCATTTCGCTAGCGTCAAACTGCAAACCGAGGTTTGCAGGGTTTGCAGGTTTGCACCCCAGTCCTACCGGCCCGCCACTACGCGGGCCTTTTAGTTTCTACCGCAGCAGCGACCCTCGCGGCCCGTGACGGGGCTTTCCTCCTTTCACCCGTCCGGGCCGCACCTTTTTTGGAAACCCGAACTGAACATGCTCAACGTCGAGTACCGCAAGGTCGAGACGCTGATCCCCTACGCCCGGAATCCGAGGACGCACACAGACGAGCAGGTGGCGAAAATCGCCGCCAGCATCGTCGAGTACGGCTGGACGAATCCGATCCTGGTGGACGGCGAAAACGGCATCATCGCCGGCCACGGTCGGCTGGCGGCCGCGCGCAAATTGGAGCTGACCGAAGTGCCGGTCATCGAACTGGCTCACCTGTCGCCCACCCAGAAGCGCGCCTACGTGATTTCCGACAACCGCCTGGCTCTCGACGCCGGATGGGACGACGCGATGCTGGCGCTGGAACTGGCCGAGCTTTCCGAGGCCGGATACGACCTCGCGCTCACCGGCTTCGACGATGCCGAGATTGAGGAACTGCTCGCCACAGATGTCGCGGTTGGTGACGAAGCCGGCGACGAGCAGGATAGCGAGGAGCCCGATGCGGCAGACGATGTCCCGGACGCTCCGGCGACGCCCGTCTCGCGGCCCGGCGATGTCTGGCAGCTGGGCGCGCATCGTGTCATCTGCGGTGACGCAGCCGAAGCCGAGGTGGTCGCGGCCCTGATGGCTGGCGAGCAGGCGGCGCTCTGCTTTACCTCACCGCCCTACGGCAACCAGCGCGACTACACGAATACCATCATCGACTGGGATGCACTCATGCGCGGCGTCTTCGCCCAGCTGCCGATGGCCGCCAACGGCCAAGTGCTGGTCAATCTCGGGTTGATCCACCGCGAGCAGGAGGTCATCCCGTACTGGGATGGCTGGCTCGATTGGATGCGCAGCCAGGGCTGGCGGCGTTTCGCCTGGTACGTCTGGGATCAGGGGCCGGGACTGCCCGGCGACTGGAACGGTCGGCTCGCGCCGGCCTTCGAATTCGTCTTTCACTTCAACCGGAAGGACAGCGAGGCGCGTCGTCCCAACAAGATCGTGCCCTGCATCTACGCTGGGCGCGACACCCATCTGCGCGGCGACGGCACCAGCGCCGGCGGCATGCGCAACAAGGATGGCAGCAAAACGGCGTGGAACCACGTCGGCACCGTCACCCAGGACTTCCGCATCCCCGACTCGGTGATTCGCATCATGCGGCACAAGGGCAAGATCGGTCAGGACATCGATCACCCGGCCGTGTTCCCGGTGGCGCTGCCCCAATTCGTGCTGGAGTCCTACACCGACGAGGGCGAGATCGTGTTCGAGCCGTTCTGTGGCTCGGGCACGACCATCCTCGCCGCCCAGCGTACCGGACGAGTGACCCGGGCAACGGAGATCGCCCCCGAGTACGTCGACGTGACGGTCAAGCGCTTCCAGCAGAACTTCCCCGACTTGCCGGTGACCCTGGTGGCCACCGGGCAGAACTTCGATGAGGTCGCCACCGAACGATTGGGAGCGCAGGCATGAGCATCTCCTGGCTCGCCGACAAGATCGAGCAGTGGCCGACCGCGAGGCTCGTGCCTTATGCCCGCAACGCACGCACCCACACCGATTCGCAAGTGGCGCAGATCGCGGCCTCGATTGCGGAGTTCGGTTTCACCAATCCGATCCTTGCCGGCAGCGATGGCGTGATCGTGGCTGGGCATGGCCGACTGGCCGCCGCCCAGAAGCTCGGCATCGACACGGTGCCGGTGGTGGTGCTCGACCACCTGACACCTACCCAGCGTCGGGCGCTGGTGATCGCGGACAACCGGATCGCCGAGAACGCAGGCTGGGACGAGGCGATGCTACAGGTGGAATTGGTAGCCCTGCAGGACGATGACTTCGATCTGACCCTGACCGGCTTCGACGCCGATGCCTTGGCCGATCTGCTCGCCGGCGGCGAGACGACCACCGAGGGTCAGACCGACGAGGACGCTGCCCCCGAGGTGCCGGAGACCCCTGTGTCCCGACCGGGCGACGTCTGGGTCTGTGGCGAGCATCGTGTGCTCTGCGGCGATGCCACCGATGCCGATGCCTACGCCACAGTGCTGGGCGACGAGTTGGCCGGCATGGTTTTCACCGACCCGCCCTACAACGTGAACTACGCCAACAGCGCCAAGGACAAGATGCGCGGCACCAACCGCGCGATCCTGAACGACAACCTCGGGGATGGCTTCTTCGATTTTCTGCTGGCGGCGTTGACGCCGACCATCGCCAACTGCCGGGGCGGCATCTATGTAGCGATGTCATCCAGTGAACTGGATGTGCTGCAGTCGGCCTTCCGCGAGGCGGGTGGCAAGTGGTCGACCTTCGTTATCTGGGCCAAGAATACTTTCACACTGGGCCGCTCCGACTACCAGCGCCAGTACGAGCCGATCCTCTACGGATGGCCCGAAGGCGCGACGCGCCACTGGTGTGGGGATCGCGATCAGAGCGACGTCTGGCAAATCAAGAAGCCGCACAAGAACGATCTGCACCCGACGATGAAGCCGGTGGAGCTGGTGGAGCGTGCGATTCGCAATTCGAGTCGCCCCGGCAACGTAGTGCTCGACCCCTTCGGTGGCTCCGGCACGACGCTGATCGCCGCCGAGAAGTCGGGGCGGCGGGCGCGGCTCATCGAGCTCGACCCGAAGTACGTGGATGTGATCGTGCGCCGTTGGCAGGACTATGCCGGGGCGCAGGCCACCCGCTTGGCGGATGGCGTGGCGTTCGATCAGGCGGCGAGTTCTTCTTCGACGATTTCGCAGTGAATCATAAAGCCCGTCAGGTAAGGCAGGCCGCGCGGGATGCCGTACTCCTTGCTGGTCTGGCGGCCAATCGTCCAGCCCATCCAGCGGGTGACCGCCGCGTCGACCGCTTGCTTGATGGCGTGGCTCCTGAGCATCTCGTTCAGGACATCGTCCGCAAAGTGCCGCCCGTGGCGGCTGTCGAGGAAGGCTCTGACCGATTCGAGGGGCTGGCAGGTGGCGTCGGAGATCGCGGTCATCGCGATGGGCCAGGCGGTTTTGGCATCGTCGTTCATGGTGCCCCAAAAGCCCCAGGCATCGTTTTGGGTGGCGGGGATTTGCTTGGTGGTGGTCATCGTTTTCTCCTTCGGGTTGATCGTTGCGACACCCGTATGAACGCGCTGTTCGATTGAGAAGCCAAGCGCATTCTGAATCATTTTTCTAGGCTTCCACCGCAATTCCGACGTAACGCCCGTAGGCGCTGCCCGAGGGGTCGACGTACAGGGTCTTGCGATTCTCGGCCTTGACTTCGACGACGTGCCGAGTGGTCTGGTCGGGGTACCCGCCCTTGCCGGCCAGCCAGTCGCGATCCCGCAGCAGCGTGCTGGCGAAGACATCGTACTCGGCGGTGGTCAATACGCGGGTTTCGCTGATCACCACCGGCTCCGGGCGTTCGTCGTAGGGCGTGGCCGCCAGCACCTCCCGCAGGTCGACGGGCTTGCGGGTGAATCGGACACGGAGAGGGTTGGCGGGGTTGCTGATTTCGGTGGTCATGGTGGTTGCTCCTGGTTGCGTTGATGACAGTCGTATGAACGCGCTGTTCAATCGGGAAGCCAAGCTATTTCAGGGATCGCTTTGGGGTGGCGTGGATATGCCGCCACCCCATCTCGAATTCAACCGACCCGGTAGATGCGCTCGCCGCCCTCGGGCTTTTCCGAGGTGATGGTGAGTCCGAGTTTCTTCTTGAATGCGCCGGCAAAGGTGCCGCGCACCGTGTGCGCCTGCCAGCCCGTGGCCACGCAGATCTGGTTGATGGTGGCCCCTTCGGGGCGCTGCAGCATCTGGATCACGGTGGCCTGCTTGCTGTTCTCGCGGGTACGGGGCTTGCCATCGACACCGACTTTGATCAGTCGCTTGGCGGCGTCCTGTTTTTCTTGCGCCCAGTTGGCCTCGGCGGCCGCCACGGCGGCCTCGACCTCGGGGTCGGGGTGAAGGGTGGCCGGCATCGGTCGGGCGTGCCCCAGGGCGTCGTAGCCCTCGGCGGCGACGAACCAGTAGGTGCTGTCGCGGGTGATCAGGGCCTTATTGAACAGTCCTTCCAGCACCTTAGTGCGGGCACCGCCTTTGATGTTGTCGGGGAACCATTCGATCTTGCCGGCGGTGTGCTCGATGGCGTAGGCCAGGATCGCGTGCTGGGCAGGGGTCAGTTGGATGGTGGTCATTTGATGCTCCTTCGTGGTGGTTGATGGTGTGGTCATGAACGCGCTGTTCGCGAGTGAAGCCAAGCGACTTCTGCTTCTTTCTCAGTCCGGCTTCGCGGCCTGCAGCCCTGCCTCGTAAGCGGCCATCAGCGCGCTCTTGACGGCCCAGGCGCTGACCTCGTGGAAGTCCAGCCGGTCGCTGTTTCGGGTTTCCAGGGTTTCGATGAACATGTGGTCCAGCGCGATCTGCTGCAGTTGCTGGTCGAGGGCTTTGGCGGCTTGCTTGGTCATGTTTTTCACCTTGTGGCGTCGTTGATGGTGATGTCATGAACGCGCTGTTCCAGAGAGAAGCCAAGCTGAATCTGAACTGGGCCGCACCAATGCTTGATGGAGATCATGGGACTGTCGATTCGCGCCTATGCCCGGCACCGAGGGGTGTCGGACACCGCCGTGCACAAGGCCATTCGTGCCGGGCGGATCACGCCGGAGGCCGATGGCAGCATCGATCCGGACAAGGCCGACCGGGACTGGGCGAAGAATTCCGACACGCCCAAGGATGGCACCAAGCGCCGGGCTGAAACGGTCGCGGTCAAGGAACCTGCCGGCGAGCCGGTTGCTCCGGCACTAAATGCCGGTGGTACTTCGCTGCTACAGGCCCGCACCGTGAACGAGGTGGTCAAGGCGCAGACGAACAAGGTGCGACTGGCCAGACTCAAGGGCGAACTGGTCGACCGGCCTCAGGCCATCGCCCACGTTTTCAAGCTGGCACGTTCCGAGCGCGATGCGTGGCTCAACTGGCCAGCACGCATCTCGGGCCAGATGGCATCGAAGCTCGGCGTCGATGCTCACACACTGCACGTCGCGCTGGAGACCGCCGTGCGGGAGCACTTGCAGGAATTGGGCGACGTTCGCCCTCGGGTGGATTGATGCTGGATGCTGATTACGAAGGCGGGCTCGACATCGAGCGCGCCTGGCGGGAGGGGCTGACGCCCGATCCCTTGCTCACTGTGTCCGAGTGGTCAGATCGCCACCGGATGCTATCCAGCAAGGCATCCGCCGAGCCGGGCCGCTGGCGCACCAGCCGCACACCGTACCTGAAGGCGATCATGGATTGCCTGTCGCCGATGTCGGCGGTCGAGCGGATCGTGTTCATGAAGGCGGCGCAGCTGGGCGCGACCGAGATGGGCAACAACTGGATCGGCTACGTGATCCATCACGCGCCCGGGCCGATGATGGCCGTGTCGCCCACGGTGGAAATGGCGAAGCGCAATTCCAAGCAGCGGATCGACCCGCTGATCGAGGAATCGCCGGTGCTGGCTGAACTGATTGCGCCGGCCCGCAGTCGCGATGCCGGCAACACGATCCTGGCGAAGGAGTTTCGCGGCGGCGTGCTGGTGATGACGGGCGCGAACAGCGCCGTCGGCCTGCGCTCGATGCCGGTGCGTTATCTGTTTCTCGATGAGGTCGATGGCTACCCGTCGGACGTCGATGGCGAAGGCGATGCGATCTCGCTCGCCGAAGCCCGAACCCGCACCTTCGCCCGGCGCAAGATCTTCATCGTCTCGACGCCGACCATCGCCGGCGCCAGCAGTATCGAACGAGAGTATGAGGCCAGCGACCAGCGCCGCTATTTCCTGCCGTGTCCTCATTGCTCGCACCGGCAGTGGCTGCGTTTCGAGCAATTGCGTTGGGAGAAGGGGCGGCCGGAGACAGCGGCCTACGTGTGCGAGGCGTGCGACGCGCCCATCCCGGAGCAGCACAAGACTTGGATGCTGGAACACGGCGAGTGGCGTGCAATGGCTCCCGAGAACGGAGCCAAGACGGCCGGGTTCCACCTGTCGTCGCTCTACAGCCCGGTGGGATGGCGTAGCTGGCGGGAGATCGCCGCCGCCTGGGAGAGTGCAGTGAACAAGGAATCCGGATCGGCGGCGGCCATCAAGACCTTCAAGAACACCGAGCTTGGCGAGACTTGGGTCGAGGAAGGCGAAGCGCCCGACTGGCAACGCCTCATCGAGCGGCGCGAGGATTATCCCGTTGGGCGCATTCCTTCCAACGGTCTGCTGCTGGTCGGTGGTGCCGACGTGCAGAAGGATCGCATCGAGGCCTCGATCTGGGCCTTCGGGCGCGGCAAGGAGTCCTGGCTCGTCGAGCACCGCGTACTGATGGGCGATACCGCCCGCGACGCGGTGTGGAAGCGCCTCGGAGAGCTGATCGCCGAAACGTGGTCGCACGAGTCTGGCGCGCAGTTGCCGCTCGCCCGGTTCGCCCTGGACACGGGCTTTGCTACGCAGGAGGCCTACACCTTCGTGCGGCTGGTACGCGATCCCCGCGTGATGGCGGTCAAGGGCGTGCCCAAGGGCGCGGCCCTGGTCGGCACGCCGACGGCGGTCGATCTTTCGCAGGGTGGCAAGAAGCTGCGGCGTGGCATCAAGGTGTTCTCGGTCGCAGTCGGCATCGCCAAGCTGGAGTTTTACAACAACCTGCGCAAGGCGGCGGATGTGCTGGAGGACGGCGTCACGCTACGTTACCCCACCGGCTTCGTGCACCTGCCCAAAGTTGATGCCGAATTCGTGCAGCAACTCTGCGCCGAGCAGCTGATCACGCGCCGCGACCGCAACGGCTTCGCCATCCGCGAGTGGCAGAAGATGCGCGAGCGCAACGAAGCCCTGGACTGCTACGTGTATGCCCGCGCGGCGGCCAGTGCCGCCGGCCTCGACCGCTTCGAGGAACGGCACTGGCGTGAACTGGAACGACAGATTGGATTGCCGCCGCCCGGCGATCCCGATCCGCTAATCGAACACCCCACTGAGGCCACCCAACGCGGTGGCCTCGCTGTTTCTGGAACCCCGAGAACGGGCCGGCGCGTCATTCGCAGTCGCTGGTTCAGCTGATTACCACCACTGGAGAACCCCACCATGAGTCTGCAAACCCAACTTAACAGCTTCGTTCTGCGCGTCGCCGAGGAATTCAACACCGTCAAGGGACGCACCGGCACGCTGACCGCGCTGACCACCACCGACAAGTCGAGCCTGGTGGCGGCGATCAACGAACTGAAGGCCGCGATCATCACGGCGGTAGCCATCGACGACCTGACGATTGCCACGACCAGCACCTACTCCTCGTCGAAAATCGTCTCGGTGCTCGACGCCCTCAAGGCCGACATCCTGGGCGGTGCCGATCCCGCCTACGACACCCTGCTGGAACTCCAGCAAGCGTTGCAGAACGACCAGACCGGCATCGCCGCGCTCACTGCCGCCATCGACAAGCGCGTGCGCTTCGATGCAGCGCAAACGCTGACGGTGCCAGAGCAGCAGCAGGCCCGCGACAACATTGGCGCGGTCGCTGCCACCGACATTGGCGACACCACTACCGACTTCGTGGCGATCTTCAACGCTGCACTGGTGTAAGTGATGAGCCTCGTCGCGCAACTGTCGGCGCTCGCCACCCGTATCGGCACCGAGATCAAGGGGCTGATTCGCCCCGAGCATCCGGGACTGGCCCGCGCCTGGGTTAATTTCGGCTACGTGGGCGGCGAGGTGCAACTGCGCGCCGCCTACAACGTCGCCTCGGTGACCCGATTGGCGAAGGGGCGCTACCGCATCGCGTTCGAGACACCATTTCCCGACGCCAAGTACTGCTGGGTCGCCACCGGCAGGAGTAACACCGCGACGGGAACCATCCGTTTTGCGGCGGCCCGGGGTACGACCGATGGCAAGACCGCCGACACCCTCGAACTGGTCTGTACCAGTGCTGCAGCGTCGCTGGCCGACACGCCCGAGATCAGTCTGGTGGTCTATCGATGAGCACGCCGACCTACACCGAAGCCCAGTTGCAGGCCCTGCGTGACGCGCTGGCCAAGGGCGAGAAGCGCGTGACCTTTGGCGACAAGACGGTCGAGTACCGCACCGTCGAGGAACTGAAGCAGGCCATCGCCGAGGTCGAAGCCGCGATGCACAAGGATGCCGTGGCCACCGGCCTGTATCCACGTGCGCCGCGCCAGATCCGCGTGACCACCGGAAAGGGATTCTGATGGGCTGGTTCGGAACCATCAAACGCCGGGTCTTTGGCAGCACCCCCACCTACGATGGTGCAGGCTTCGGTCGGCGCACGCTCGCCTGGACGGTAGCCAACCCCGGTGCGGTCGCGGCACTCGCCTACACGCAGGAGCAGTTGCGCGCCAAGAGCCGCGACCTCGTGCGGCGCAATGCGTGGGCGGCTGCCGGCATCGAGGCCTTCGTCGCCAACGCCATCGGTACCGGCATCAAGCCGCAGAGCATGGTGGAAGATGCCGCCCAGCGCGAAGCCATCCAGCGCTTGTGGTGGGACTGGTGCGAGACCGCCGATGCAGCGGGACTCACCGATTTCTATGGCCTGCAGTCGCTCGCCTGCCGGGCCATGCTGGAGGGAGGCGAGGCAATCGTGCGACTGCGCTGGCGGCGCCCCGAGGACGGGCTGCCGGTAGCACTCCAGATTCAGGTGCTGGAGGCCGAGCATCTCCCGCTGGCGATGAATCGAGAGCTCACGAACGGTAACGTCATCCGTGCCGGTATCGAGTTCGACCGGCTCGGACGACGTGTGGCTTACCACCTCTATCGCACGCATCCAAACGACGGATGCCTCGGCCCAATGTCCGGGTCGGGTGGCGTCGAAACAGTTCGGGTGCCGGCAGAGGAAGTCATCCATCTCTTCCGGCCGCTACGGCCCGGGCAGATCCGGGGTGAGCCATGGCTCGCCCGCGCCCTGGTGAAGCTGAACGAACTCGACCAGTACGACGACGCCGAACTGGTGCGCAAGAAGACCGCCGCGATGTTCGCCGGTTTCATCACGCGCCTGGCCCCCGAAGACAACTTGATGGGCGAAGGACTATCGGACGCCAATGGTGTGGCGCTGGCCGGGCTCGAACCGGGCACCCTGCAAATTCTGGAGCCGGGCGAGGACATCAAGTTCTCGGCCCCGGCCGATGTCGGTAGTTCCTACGCCGAGTTCATGCGCCAGCAGTTCCGGGCGGTGGCGGCCGCCATGGGCATCACCTACGAGATGCTCACCGGCGATCTCACTCAGGTGAACTACTCCTCGATCCGCGCCGGCCTGCTGGAGTTCCGCCGTCGCTGTGAAGTGATCCAGCACGGCGTGATCGTCCACCAGTTGTGTCGCCCGATCTGGCGGGCGTGGATGGATCAGGCGGTGCGCGAAGGTTCGCTCACGCTCCCCGGTTACAGCCGCCGTCGGCGTGACTACC